TAAGGTTGTTAGTTTACTAAATAGAACGCTCGGTAAGAGCAAATGGAAAGGTCCTAGAGGTGTAGTAAAACAAATTAAGCACTGGCCTCACAGAGGTGAATTCCATTTTACAGCATGGATGGCTGAAAATAAAAAAGACGAAATTAATTTTTTAATGAAGTTAATATTTTAAATGTTTAATCCTCTACTTGATCTATCAGGTAAAACAGTCGAAGATCTTCTTGAAATGCGACGTACTCTTATAACTAAATTGCAACAAGCAGGAGGTGGGTATTCTGGTGCTGTTAATCAAATTAATATCACACTAGATACTGTTGATATGGCAATAGCCGAGAAAACAGCAAAAGAAGATAGAGAAAAAAGCGAGTCCGGTGACGATGACGAGTTACATGAACTAATTAGTACATGAGAATAGATAAAAATTTAAATCCAATTTATACAGAACAAGAAGCAGTTAAGGTATTATTAAATGATGTACAACCTTGGGACTTTTGTGTAGAAGGAAGAAATGATATTTTTAAAGCATCAACTGAAGACGAATATAGAACTACTGAATGGTGGATGCCCAATGAATATAAAAACATCGATATTGAACACTTTTTATTAGAATGTCGTTCTCATACGGATACTGAACGTGAAAGAATAATACAAGAACTTAAATTATTTAAAGCACGTGATCTAATAGGATTATTACGATTTTTAAAGTATTTTGTAGACAAATGCAAGAAAACTAAGGTTACATTAGGAATTGGCCGAGGTAGTAGTGTAAGTAGCTATTGCTTATACTTGTTGGGTGTTCACAAGGTTAATAGTATTAAATACAATTTAGATATTAAGGAATTCTTACGATGAGAGAAGTAAAAACAAATAAAGGCAGAACTATTAACATGCAGGAGATCATGGATGCTAATCAGGAAACTAAAGCAATAGGTAACATGCCAGTAAATGCTCGTGGAGATGTTGTTAAAGGCGATGTAATTATTAAACCATATAATGAAGTTACTAAAACACGACAAAAAATAACAGAAAAACCACAGGAAGAAGAAGTTAATATCAAAGAAAATTTCGGAGACCCTGAAATAAAAACAGCGGATACAGGCCAGATACTTAATGAGTATCGAGGAGAAGATGGTAAAATGTATCAAGAAATTGAATTTGCTGATGGTAGTATACGAGTTAATGAAATAAAAGAACCTGCTTCTGAGGAACCACCTACAAAAGCAAAATCAAAAACAACTAAGAAACAAGCAAAATGAGTTTGCGTAACTACACCATACATAAAATGAATATAAAACCACTTAGAGGAAAAATACTAGGCGAGCTTCTTGATACAGGTAATCGTACTACACATGCCGGTGTTATTCTGTTAGATGATAACATGAAAGAAGACGGAGTCCGCCCACGTTGGTTTAAATGCCAAGCAATCGGCCCTGAAGTATATGATATTAAACCAGGTGATTATATGTTAGTATCACATGGTCGATGGACTAGAGAACACGCAACCAGCGGAAGAAAATTAGTTACACGAGTAATTGAAGCTGATTCAGTACTGGGTGTGCAAAATGACCGACCTGAAGGATATTAGTCCAACTATTTGTCCATGGCCTTGGACAACAATTCACGTAGCCACTAATAGTTTTTTAAGTCATTGCTGTGAAGCAAGAGACCTCCCCGCATCTGTACAAGATACCTCCCTCCAATCTTTCTGGAATAGCAACGAATTACAAAATGTACGAGCAACTATGCTTGCCGGAAAGTGGCATAAATCGTGTGATATATGTAAAAAGAAAGAAAAAAATAGTATTAAAAGTAAAAGGCAATTAGCAGTTCATAAAGCTAATAATAAAGGATGGCACGGATATACAACAGAACAAATTAAAAATCTAATATTAAATGGAACACATGTTAAAGAACCTGTTAAACAAATAGATATTCGATTTGGCACTACATGTAATTTAGCATGTAGAATGTGTAGTCCGTGGAGTTCTAGCATGTGGGCTCAAATAGTAGATGAAAATAAAGAAGCATTTGAAGAAGTTGGATGGCAAGACGTAGTACCACAATCGGAAATAAGTATGACGTTTCAAAAAAGTCGCTGGTGGCAACAAAAAAAGTTTTTAACCAGTTTAATTGAAGCCTGCGGAGGATTACATGAACTTAATATTACTGGCGGAGAACCTACATTAATACCAGAGCTTATTGATGTACTTAAACAAATTAATAAAGATTGCATTGTACAATTAACAACAAACGGAACGTTATTCAATGAAAAATTATACAATGAGTTATCTAAATTTAAAAAAACTTGGTTTGTTCTTAGTATTGATGGAATTGGAGATACATACAATTACATAAGACATCCAGGTAATTGGAATACTGTAAATAGTAATGTAGCCAAGTTTAAAGATTATGTCGAAGAAATCCACGTAGAAACAGCAACAACAATTTTTAATATTTTAGATATTACTAATATTTGGGAATGGGCATACAAAAATAAATTAGATCTATTATCCCCTAATTACGTATCTGAACCTCAGTGGACAAGTGTTTATGCAATACCTGATAATGTAAAGGCAGTTGCAATCAATAAAGTAAATAAGATAGGAACCGAATTTAAAGAATTAAAAGATGCGTTTATATCATCTCTTTTATCTATTAACTTTGATCCTGTATTTTTTGATGAATTTAAAGTAAATTATAAATTACAAGATAAATTATATAACAAACAATTAACCGATTATCTACCTGAATTAGAGGAATTATTAACATGAAGGATACACAATATATCTGGTATAGCTGGAAAGACATGACACTAGACGTCAATACACTTATACGACAACTAGTCTTATCCAAGTTTATACCCGAAGTAGTAGTAGGAATAGCTCGAGGAGGATTAACTCCAGCAGTTATGATATCACACTGGCTAAACTTACCATTTAAACCAATACATGCAAGTTTAAGAGATTTTCCGCATTGGGAAGATTACTTGCCAAAGAAATCAGATAAACGAATATTAATAGTAGATGATATATGCGATTCAGGCGAAACATTTGCTCGATTACAAAATCATATTGATGGCCGAGGTAAAACTGATAAAATTGATATTCGATTTGCTACTCTTTGGTGGAATAACGAATGTAACTTTGAACCTAATTATTGGATTAGAGATTGTGCAAAAGATTCTGGCAATATATGGATTCATTTTCCTTGGGAAGCATGGTGGTCTTCGCAATTACATAATCCTGATGATGATAAATGAAGTTAAATATAGGTATGAGCACACTAAAAGAATTATTCGAGCAAAGTCAAAAAACACTAGAAGATTTGCAATCCCAAGCGGCAAAAGAATCCAAACGGCTTAAAGAAGGCATAGGCGAGCAACTCCAAATAAAATTAGATTCCGACAAGCGGTATGAAAGCCGATGGGTGTGGTACCATTCTTTACTTGGCATAGAATTAGCTATTGTAATCGTATTATTAAGTATTATCGCCTATAAATTATAAATGAAAGTTGCCGTATTATTAACAGGACAGCCTAGATGTGTTCGCGAGGGTTCTTGGTGGTGGCATAACAATTGCTCTCCGATTGGTAAAGATTATCATATGGATTTTTATGTTCATACATGGGATCCTGGTGAACCAAACCAATATGGTCATATTAGAACAGAATGGAAAGCATTAGATATTAATCCTCAGTATAATCCAGTCATGGATAATTATACAACCCACCTTAATAATTTTATTACCCCTATACTTGAGTATAATAAAACAGATGAAAAAACAAAATATATCAATGACCATGTGTGGACTTGGTTTAATAGTTACCATATAGGACAATTTTTAAGTACATATGAAGCCACTAAAATGATGCTTAATACAGGTATTGATTATGATTTTGTTATACGAACACGATTTGATTCCATTTTAAATCCAATGTCAAACGAAGCATGGATGAGTATATTTACGGCTATTAAATCACATACCGAAACCAGTATTTTTGTTCCGTGGCTTTTTATTCAAAAAGGTTTACCAATGCTTGGCGATTTAATAAGTGTTGCATCTTTTTCTAGTTGGAAAAAGTATGCTGAACATCTTAAAGGTAATTTGTTTGATTTGTTAACTAAAGATAAATTAACATTATATCCGTTAAACGAAGGAAACCCGTTTATTACACATATCATTTGGACAATGTTAGGTATGCCAACGAATACACAATTTCATCCAATTAGTGGAGCAATGCCCGTAGATTTTCGAATTTGTTTATATCGCCCCAAGGGATGGAACAAACCAATAGAAGAAAGCACATATGAAGAGCTTGCTAAACATTATACTAATACTGAGCAAGGAAGGAATAAATGAAAATTGCGGTTCTTGTTACTGGTCTTCCTAGATTTATAAAAGAAGGAGCATGGTGGTTTAATCATAAGAGTAATTATCCAAATGACGAATATGAAATGGATTTTTTTGTTCATTCATGGGCCAACGAAACTTATCGCAATCAACTAGAAGATGCTTGGCATCCAACAAAATTACTCATAGGAAATTTTAATAAAGAAATAGATCAGTTTGTTGATAGAGTACGTGAATATAATTACAGGTGTGATAAACTTCAACACTTTAATCAAAATTTAAAAGAAACTATTTTCTTTGATACTTCAACTCCTTCTGATTATGCTAAAAACTTTTTTGGACAATATATAAGTGCCTATCGAGCGTCTGAAATGTTAAAAAATTACATACAAGAAGATGATTTAATGGGTAACGGCTATGATTGGGTTATTAAAATTCGTATGGATACTATAATGCATCCACAGGTACACCAGGTCTGGTCAAAGATATTTAAAGTACTAAATAGTAGTGAATGGTATCGATCCAAAGTGTACACTTCATGGCTCCATATTAAAAGTTCATTACCATTTATTGGAGACTATGTTTTTATAAGTAACACTGATGTATGGTTAGACTATACAAAAGATTTTAACGAAAATTTATATAACCTTTTAACAAAAGATAAATTCCTCCTATATGACTTAAACTTTTTCAAAGATATGATAGCTCATTATTTTTGGATACGGTTAGCAATATACAGTAAAACAAGTTTTGTTCCAATTACTGGAATATTTCCAATGAACTTTGAGGCTGTTTTACTAAGAGATGGTTACGGAGACACTATCGAAAATTCAACATACCAAGACATTAAATCAAATTACGAAAAAGGCGGTTAACATGGCTCAAGATAGACGATATTCTAATTACAATGATAGATCAAGACAATCGTATTACGAAAAACAAAAACGACCATTAAGTGAAAAAAAGCGTAAAAAACAGGAAATGATTAGAGAACTTAATGAAGGATTTCGCAGAGTTAAAGAGGCACGCTCGCCCGACGAATTTTATCTGTGGCAAAATAAAGTTGAAGTTATTGCACAACGACTTAAGACATTGGAATTCTCGGATTTTAAATAATGGACCTAATTCAAGAACTACCACTTGATATTAATTTTGAAAATGTTTTAACAATAACAGAAAAAATCCAAGCTCATTCGATGTTTAACAGGCTAGGTGGGTGTTCTCTTCAATCTCGAACATCAGTTCCGTATCCATGGAAACTATTTGACGGAATTGGGGCATTAGGCGACTATCCTATAGATATTAATGAAACAAGTTTTAACGAGATAAATGATGAATTTAAAAATACAGAATTTGAAAAAATTATAAATCATTTTAAGTTATATCGATCAAGACTTAATTTGCTTAAGGCAAAATCAAACTATAGCATTCATACAGATAAAGGTTGGCGATTACACTTGCCAATACACACAAACAAACAATGCCGTTTTTATTATTCGAAATATGAAAAAGAATTTCATTTAGAAGCCGGTAAATTTTACAAAGTATATGTTGGTACTCCGCATACATTTTTTAATAGCTCTAATGATAAACGGATACACTTTGTGGCAACCATTATATGATATGGATAAGTGCTACAGGCTCAATGGGCGGAGCATATTTAGAACTTTTATGTAATCAACAAGATCTTAAAGATACAAAATCGGCGTGGGGTTCTAAAGGTATGCTGGATGAAGAAGATAGACCTCCTGAATTTTATGAAGTTCATTATCGAGAAGGATTTTTTGGTGATTGGATTGAACTCCAAAGAGGTGATAAACTTAAAGGTATTGTTAAACTTGTTGATGAGGTGAAATTTTCAAGAACTGAATTTGACATACGTAGAGAATGTTTGCTAGATAATAATTTGATAGCAGGATTTACTCACTGTATAGAAGATAGCAAATTAGATGATTATGCAAAGGAAAACGGAGATATTATTTTACAAGTTGCACCTGGTCCATATATTGTACATTTTGTAAAAAGAGAATCAGTTTATACAGGCAATGATCCATACGACCTCGGCAAGATATTGTACTTTCGACACTTACATTATTCACGTTCTTTTGGTTTGTATCATAAAAATAATAGGATAATATTTCCACAACAATGTTTTATGGAAAACCCAAAAGCGTTAAGTTCGCTAATACCTAATTTTGATGAAGACTTATTTCGTAGTAATCGAGATTATTATAAAGAACAAAATTATACTGATATTAAGAACCAAGATATAATCAATGAAGTATTAAATATATTTAATAATTTAATATTAGATTATCCTAAATATTCAAAGGAATAAAAATGGGCATGAAAGTACACAAAACTGCTAGAGATGAAGGAACTCCACAATGGCGTCATATGATGGAGCGAGAACGATCGGCCGACAAAAAGAAGAAACATAAGCACGGTGGTAAAAGAATAGGTGAGAAATTACCAGACGGAACATATGAACGAGTATCTACCGCTGACTGTGATTGGCATAAGTCTTATATTAATCCTGATATGAAAGATCAATTAGAGGAAGCAAGGCTACAACGACTAGAAGCATACAGATTAAAAAAGAAACTAGAATGAGCTTTTTTAAATTTATTGATATAAAATACAATAAACAACCTATTTTAGATTTTTGTTTAAAGTATAAAAATAAATGGTACCTCAAAGGCACAGGATGGGAAAGTCCACATCTTGAACTAAGACCAAACATACTCCCAGAAATATTAGAAGACTTTATATTAAATCCAGAAGTAGTTAGCATATACAATCAACTTGATGAACAAATACATGAAGGGCGTATCTTTTTTAAATTTTATGAACCTGGATTTTCATTTAAACGACATAAAGATGGTCATAGAAAAATTGGTATAGTTTTACCTCTTAACGATGATTATTCAGATACTCCTATAGAGTTTTTAGATGAAGAATTTAATTTAATAGACAGTTGTAGTTATTCAACACCAATAGCATTTGATGCACAATCTATTCATCAAGTTGGCGTTATAAAAACACAACGATGGCAGATGCAGATATCATTATATGAACCCTTTAACACATACATACGAAACAATAGACTCGTTAAGTGAGTATAACGATTGTGCAATAGATTACTTGTTACATTGTGCAAAAGAAAACAACGTTACAATAGGAATACACGAGTTTAAAAGAAAAGAAATCGGCGATATTTTATTATTTTCGTCTGGTGGAAACCTAGCAGAGGCTGAAATATTAGGATTTGCTAATGCTCTTTTAATTGCAGATAGGGAAGCAGTTGATGCCTACTTAGCAATAATTGAAAATAGTAATTTTCAATATGATTATGGCACAGAATTAGACAACTCCCAAATTCGGTCTAACGGGTTACTTGCTGATGGATTTTTTTGGTGGCAAAAGTTCTTTTGGTTATTGCATGAATTTCAAGAAGAAAAAGTAATGCGTGATCCTATGTTAATGTTGCCTTGGAGCAATACAAATGATAAATGTGTCTATAACATACATCCTGGAGGAACCCGTAAATGGTCGTTTATAGCATCCAATGCATTAAGTGCATATTCAATGATATATGATCATCATATATTCGAACTTGATATACCATATAGAAAATCAATAGAAACTAGAGAACAACTTAAAGGTTTGTTTCAACCCGGATGGACTGAGAGAGGTACATTTTATGTTATTTTTCCTTACGAATTAGATAAGAGTGTTCATCCTGAGTTATGTCCGGACATTGATGTTCAAGCACCGTACTTTACAAATTATGTAGAAAATTGGATGCGACAAGCAGTAGATAAAATTTATAAAAATAGAGGAACAGATACTGATTTAACAATACATGATAAAACAAAATGTTTTATTTTACACTACACAGAAACTCCATTAGAAAAATTATATAATAATATTTTTGGGGATAGAAAGTTTATTATGCTTAAAGAACGAATGCACTCAAGCGATGAAGTAGAAATAGGAAATTTAGTATTGTATAAAACTGACGGAAAGTTTACTTCATATGCAGTTAAATGAAAAAGTAGAACAAACAAGACATGACTTTATTGATTGGTATTTTAATGATATTAAAAATACAGCAACTAAAGTATATATTGATACAATACCATGTGAAGAATATTGGAATAGGCATAAACAAGGTGCGGAGTACTTAGTAGATTGTATTAACCACCTTGCTGAAGTTAGTTGGGAGACAATAGATCAATATACACAAATTATACAAACATTTAATAGAAAGCGTAATGTAGCAGATCCTTGGATACAAAAGTTACGACTTAATGATTATGTCCAACGAAGTATTGCATTTTGGCAAAAGTTTTATTGGATGTCTCAAGACATGACGGATAAAGGACAACGTAGTCCTATATTTGCTACACAATGCGGTGACGGATGGTTTGTACATCCTGGTGCTACTAGACATTGGGTAGTACTTCAAGGGTTTAAAACAATAAATGTATTTTATACATTTTATGATTATAACTTTCCAAACAATGGTTGTTTAGATGAATTATTAAAAGTAAAAGATAGAACTTATTTACAAAATGAAGAAGCATCATGGTTTGTTTTTGAAAAAGATGGTGTGAATGTAATAAATGACGTTACATCAAATCTCGACAAATTACGTTACAAGAGTGCGATGGGAATAAAACAAGGAATATATGATAAAAAGTTATTTAAAAATAGTAAACATGCTCGAATACCAGATGATTTTAAATTCTTATTTACAAACGAAAAAGTAGCAAATGATGCTCCTAGCTTTTTTGAATTTTTTGATTTTATTGAATTAAAATATAAATTAGAGGAAAAAAACTCTTTTAATTGGGGCAATTTTATGTTATACTATATAGAAGATAATTGGAGAATTAAATGGCATACGAAACAGAATTAAACAAGAACAAATATTTCAGTGTAGCAGTAACTTGGTTGTGTGATCACTTCCAATTTGATGACATAGTTGAAACGGGTACATTTATGGGTACTGGGTCAACAACTATATTTGCTCGTACTGGTATTAAGACTACTACAATAGAATGTAATAAGCAACGAGCCGAAGACGCAACAAAAAACTTACAGAAATATCCAAATGTAACAGTTATTCATGGTTTAAGCATGGACCGTAAAGGATCAATTGAACATATGCTACAAAACGATCATGAATATCCGTTTGGTGTACAACATGATGTAAGGGATTTATCTCAGGAACGTGATTTTTATGTACGTGAAGTTAATGTTGAGTGTCCGGCTGAAAATGTGTTGCCAATGCTAATTAGTAACGATCAAGAACAATTAGTATTTTTAGATAGTGCCGGTGGCATGGGCTTCTATGAATTTAAAGAAGGCGTAATGTCACTACAAGGTGAGCAATTAAAAAAGAAAACTGTTATCTTTGATGACGTAAATCATGTTAAACATTACAGGTCCGTAAAATTATTAGAGGATGCTGGTTATTGCGTAAACTATGATTGGAACCTGCGATTCGCTTGGTGTAAATTATGAAAAATCCTATTATTACAGTAATTAATGGAAGGCTAGTTATTAATGGCATAACTTTTGAACATGATCAACTGCTTGAATCAAAACAATATCTTCAAGAAATGGGTGCAGATGAAGCTCTTTTTTATCCTGAAGATGATGATATGATTGACGAATTACATTCAGTAATAATAAAAATGGGCGAAATAACTCCCGAAGCTTCTGGTAATGATATTCTCTCTTATACATTAAATTAATGATATTTGAAGAACCGTTTTTACATATTATACAAGAGAACGCCATTGAGAATCCAATAGAGCTTAGTAAAAATATATATAGTTCAATTGAGTGGACTGCTGATCCGCGGCCCGATTTATGTCCTGAAATATATAAAGGCGAAAGTACTACTAACGTTTTTTCTAAGTTTGAAACAAAAGAACAGGCAGAACATCTATTCAATGTATTTAGAATTGATACTCCAACAAAGTATATCTTTACGTCAGATTTTCAATTACAAAAGCTGGGCGGAAAACTAGATATACATACAGATTATAATCAAATTGCATTTGATGTTTATAAAACAGAATTAAATTTAGATGTAGTCGAAGGTACGTTCGGTGTCTGTTCCTTAGCAGACGGTGCTTTACATAGTATAACCCAACACATTTATCTACCTGAAACTGATCAATATCCAGAAACAGGTGCTATATTTTATAAAAAACATAAAGATACTATATTACCAGTTAAGCAAGTAAAGTGTTTACCTGGAACTTATTTTGCATATTTAAATACCGAAAGCAGTCTCCACTCAGTACCTAAACAAAAACATGAGTTTAATAGGATTGTCTGGGTTTCTAGACTAGTTTGGTAATAAAAAGGAAAAATGGAATACAGATATAACGAAGATAAAATTCTTAAAGAATTAACAAAATATATAGAAGGTACATATGATGAACATTATGCTGGACAAGATCAACCGTTTCAAATACAAGATGTTTTTGAACATCTTGGTATTGCTGAGTCCTTTGTTCGCGGTAATGCTATTAAGTATCTTTATCGTTTCGGACAGAAAGAAGGCAAGAACAAAAAAGACTTGCTAAAAGCATTGCATTATACTATACTATTATATCACTTTAGCGGAATGGATAAATGACAAGAATTAATCTAATTGATCCTAAAGAATTAGCTGACCAACATTTAGTTGCAGAATATAGAGAAATCTTTATGGTGGGCTCAGCATTACAACGTTCGTTACGATCTAAAAATGGTGTAATAGATATTCCAAAAGACTTTACTTTAAACAAAGGACATGTTAAATTCTTTTATAACAAAGGCAAATATCTAAGCAACCGATATGATAAACTAATAACTGAAATGAAACGTAGAAGAATGAATCCAGATCCTTCTCGTAAGTTTAAAAGAGAACAATGGCCCGATGAGATGTATAACGATTGGCAACCCAACGATCACGACAAAAAAATAGTTGAATTAAGAATCAAACAACGAATTAGCGAAAAACCTGACTGGTACAGATTTAGTGGAATGGATAAATGATTATTATTGGCGATAGCTTTTGCCATACACAAAATGAAGAATGGGCATGGCCTAATTTATTAAACGCTGATCAAGTTCATTCATATCCTGGTGCTAGTGAATACAGGCTATGGCAAAAGGCAAAAAAATTTATTAGATATAACGATGTTGCTCAAATTAATGATGTTCCTCTAATATTTGTACATACAAGTCCGTATAGAATACACACAGATAATAACCCTTTCCATAATGACGATGTTTACAGTAATAGTGATATTGTTATAACTGATGCTCTTGCTAAAGATGCCCATCCAGATATTGAACATTTAAAATGGTTTGTAAAACATTGTTTTAACAAAAAATATCTAATTAACATACACAAATTAATTTTAGTAGAGTTACTAAACGCATTTCCTGATGCCCTCCATATAAGTTGGTTCGACCAACCTTTTCCTGACATAATAAAAATAAACGTAGAAATTACACACCATTTACCATGCCATATGAACCAAGTAAATAATAGACTAGCATATGAACAGGTAAAATGCATTCTGAAATCAAAAGATTACATTTAGAATTAAGTAATTGAAACATGCATACTAAAATGCGGAAAGTACACGAAGTAGACTGCGAAATAACAAGTTTTTGTAATTTAACATGTGTTCTATGTGAACGATATTATAGAATAGTTAAAAACCAAGAAAGAATTCCAATTAACCATTGGACAGTTGATGATATCAACTGGTTAGCAAACGAAGGAATAGTCGATGAAGTACGCTGGGCCCTTAGTGGTGGTGTCTCTGATCCTATGGGTAATCCTAATTTCATTAGTATTGTGGATGCTTTGTTAAAAAATAATGCAAAGCAAGTTTATGTATCTACGAATGCAACATTAGGAACCGAAGAAACATGGCGCAATATTGCTATGTTGACAAACGAATTGCCTAGGAGTAAATTAAATTTTGTAGTAGCAATAGATGGTAGTAATCAAGAAATAAATTCAAAATATCGAGTAGGTAGCGACTACAATTTAATTGAAAGAAATTTAAATATTTTTAAACAATATAAGGGTAGAGGCAAGTGGCAATTTATTCAGTTTGGACATAATATAGATGACATGATGGCTACAAAAAAGAAAGCAAATGAGTTCGGCTTTCGTTTTTTTATTCATAATACTAGAAAGATTAATGACGTACTAAAGGTTAGCGATGATGTAAGAAAAGTTATCTCACAAGATAACTTTGATAAGAAGCACGAAGAACTAAAACAAGTAATTGCCCCAAAGAAAAAGTCTAAGAAAATAGAAAAGCAAATAATTAAACGGCTTAACAATCCTAAAGGGTTTGATTGTATGCATGTTAATGAAAGGAAAACAATTGCCATTACATATGATTTTAACATGTGGCCTTGTTGTTATCATTACAGGTTGGATAGAGAAGATGATATGAAAGATTTCTTTGCTGGATATCCTGCTGGTTGGAATAATATAAAAGAGCACGGAATAGAAACTGTATTCGAACATCATTATTTTTCGAAATATATACCTGCTGTTTTACGCAAAGAAGAATACATACGAACATGTTTTCATAAGTGTGGTAAAGATGTATAAGTTAGAAGTAGAATTAACAACGTTTTGTAATTTATTTTGTCCTGGTTGCTTACGATATAAATTTAAAGATAACATCCTTCATAGAAAAAATGAAGTGATATATGATCAATTTCTAGATCTTAATGTATTCAAAGAAAACTTATTTAAAGGAAAAAACGCTTTTTTATGGCATTCAGTTGAAGGTATTGGTACATATGGAGATCCATTAGGACATAAAGATATTGCAAAATTTTGTGAAATAATGTTGTTAAGTAATCCTAAAATAAGATTCTTTTTCCATACAAATGGTACATTAGGTAACGAAGATACCTGGAAAAATTTAGCTAAATTTTGTAATACCCCTAATAGATATATAACATTTTCAGTTGATGATATTGGAGAAGATAATAGCAAATATAGAATAGGACAAACTTGGGATTTAATAGTACGTAACATGCAAACATTTATTAATGCTGGAGGAGTTGCAAAATGGAAAATGGTTGTGTTTGAACATAATAAACATAAAATTGACATTCTTAAAAACTACAGTCAAAAACTTGGGTTTAAAGGTTTTAGATCAGTATTAGATTATAGTGAATGTGATAAATCAATTAAAACACTTAATGGTATCACTCCTAACAACATATCGGTATGCAACGAACCACGTCAAACTAAAGATCGAATTCCTGAAAATCATAATGTCGAATGTCAAAGTATAATAAGAAAAATGATGTATCTTACTGCAAACGGAGATATATATCCTTGTTGCATGTGGAATGCTAGTACTGGCTTAAAAAAGAAAAAAATAAACGAATGGATAGGCGGCGACTGGAATAATGCTCTTAAACATGATATAAAGGATATATTAGGGCATAACACATATAAGACCAAATTATTAGATATGACAACAACCAACCCGCTTGATGAATGCTATATATCATGTGATAAGCACGTAGGTAGTGCAGATGCATTTGAAGTCCAGCATGTTTACGGTAAAAAAGATGACATGGTTTATAGGCGACAATCAGAGGTTGACAGAGTACAGTAGATAGTATATAATATAGCATTAACAATTAAAGAGGAAAAAGATATGGATTTATTTGACATACAACAATGGGTTAGTACTTTCATTGGAAAACATTGGGAAAAAGGAATTCACAGGTGGGCATTTTGGTTCGAGGGTATATTAATAGGACTATTGATATATCATTTTTGGATTGTGTAATGATGATACCTTTTCTTCCTTTTGCTATATTCACAGTTGGAATAACCATCTATAGTGCATTTTTTTATGAAAATGATTACTGTCCTTACGAATGGAGTTGGCCAGAAGTCACAGTACAGGAAGAACAAATGCGATGCGAAAGACAGCGAGCAGGTAAAGAATTTGGATTTTACGTAAAAGATGAATACTTAGAAGATTTAGAACAGTTGCAAATACAAAAACGAATTGAGGAGATCAAAAAATGAGAAGTAAACTACACGGTAAACAAGCTCGACAAGAAGGTGCTATTGAACGTACCGAAGCACAACTTGCAATTCACGAGCAACAACTTGTAAATGACAAAGATAATAAAGTTCTTAAGAAAAAGATTGAACGTGCCAAGAAGGCTATTGCGAATACAAAGAAGAACTTAAAAGGATTATGATCTGGATTATAAGTCGTAGTTGTATGTGTGCAGACTTTCTAGAAGCATGTATAAATGGTATAGACTTACAAAGTCCTTCGAGCAATTATAGAATACAAACAGAAAGTAATTCAGTTGCTACTGTAACTGAAATAGAAAATATATTCTTCAACGGAATTCGTGTTCATGATCAAATGCAAGAAAGTAAAAAGGAAGCTCAAGAAAAAGGCATTAAAGCATTATGTATATATTGGTATAAAGATAGTTTTGTAAAATGGGCTCAGGATCAAGGTGACACAGTTATACGTACTAGACATATTAATAATCCTGTAATAAGTTTAATTAGCGAAATGAATGAGACTGATCCTAGTTCAACATCTAATGCAAAATATATTAGTTTTTTGCAAAATAGAATTTTACATGATAATAAATTAACAACAACTATTCGTAATATTCCGTATGTGGACCAAAATGATTATCTTACACCAATAACAGATAAACTACAATCATTAGTTCCTGATTTTGATACAGAACTACATGATAAAAATTTAAGTTGGTACTTGGATGTAAATTTACAAGGTATTAAAGACTTAGATAGAATAAATTCTATATTAACTAAATCCGTTTCTAGTTCGTACGAAAAGAAGGAACTTATAAAATTAAAAGGATTCAAGATGAAATTGCATAACAATAAACTTGATCTAACATCTGGGTGGAGTATGATAAGTGATGAAGAAGAAGGTGTGAGTGTGGAAATAGAAATACTGGAAGAAACTGAAGATAGTGTTACAGTAAAAATACTTGAGATAGATAATAAACAGCCTGAATCACTTCCTGATACGACTGTTTAATTATTATTTTTTATCATCTTCACCAATTGAGTCGATTGCTTTATCTATCTTACTAAAAATTTTCTTTTCTAGATGAGGTAATAATCTAATACCACTATACCCAATCATAAATGCTATTGCGAGTGCAGTATATACTCCAAATTCAAATGATTCCATTAAAGCAGGTATTAAAAATTCTGCGGCAATCCATCCTACTGCGGCCGCAAGGCCTACATTTTTTAGTTCTGATTTCCATCCTGTCCAAGTGTGAACTAATCCATTAGTTACTCCTCCAGCTGTAGATGCAAATACACAACACCACTTTGCGCCAAAAATTGCTAATAATGTTTCCATTATGTCTCCTAATATATTATACGTATTTATTTTACCATGCTCAAACAAATAATCAACTATTTTAAAGAAAGTTATAGGTTAAGTCCAATTGCATTTTACTGTGAACTTAGTGAAACTATTCTTGTTTGTAGTGCTAGTGGAATATTAACCTATACTGTTTTAGATCCTGCTACTAAACTATTCATTCCTATGTTCTTTATAGGTAGTATTTGTGGTGTTATTGCTACATTTTACCGTAAAGCCGCATTTGCAACCATTCTAACAATGTGGTTTGTAATAGCAAATTTTATTGCATTATTGACACTTTTTGGTTGACTTATTGCAATGCGTATAGTATAATATATATAGCAATTAAACTTTTGGTAGGAGACAAGATGAACAAGAGAGACTTTAAGCAAATAGAAAAAGAATACGGTACTGTAAAAGCTAAACAAGCGATGAATTGGTTATACGATAATACAACCTCCGATTTTCGGAAGTGTGTATATATTGTTGGATTTCTTGAATCAAACGAAATACATTGGATTTAGGAGACAAGATGAAACGATTTGGCTTAAACGATTTTGTAACAGTAAAAGGAGTAAACAACTTAGTTGGGCAAATAGGAGCCTGGATGGGAATGACGGGAGAGACACTTGTAGTTTATTACAATAACGGTGATCAAGAACATTGCAAACATAATGAACTTAACGAAGCAACCATATACGATAACTGGTCGACCGTACAAGGCGACTGCTTTTGGCAAAACGCATAAAGGAGAACTTATGGAACAAACACAAACTTTATTTGCAGGAATAGTACAAGGTAAATTCGAAATTCATTCAGTACTTGGTAAGAACACGTTTGAACTTAATGACGTTGCAGGTCTTGCAAGATTTATTAATTTATTTAAAAAACATACAACATTAGCAACATCATCTAGTATTGATTTTCCAGAAGAAGACGGAGCACCTAAAGGATTTGATGCTCGTGCAATTCTTAGTCAAGCATTACACTTAGCCCATGCGTAAATATATGAATGCAAATACTTTATCGCCTATGGAATGGAACTTATCTAGTCGAACTAACGACACGGAAAACTGATATCGGAAGAGAAACAATATATCAGTTCTGGACTGAGGATAAGTGTAAATCAATGTTTAAGAGTTTTAAACCCGGGGCTTTTCCTGTAAAGATAAAGCCCCTTCTTAGCATCTCTAGTAGTAATTTTATAGCTCACTAGAGGTGTCAACTCCTAATCAAAGGAGGTAACATGGCTCGATTAGCCTTTCTAATAATCAACTTGTTTATTGTTGCTACTATAGTTTCAGCAACAATGTATTCGCAAGTCTACGCTGTCAAGGAATCAAAACTTGGCACAGTATATAGTGCAACAACCTGGGGTGCTGGTATCGGTATTGTAGCCGGTCTAGGAATAGCCGCACTCGAAACTCCCGATACAGAAGAAACAGGCGATACCTCGGATCGACTTAAGAATAATATACTCCAAGGCTTCGGAGGTGGAGTTCTTGCGGGTTTACTTTATGGCATGTTTGAAATCAGCGAGATTGGCCCCGCTGTTGCAGACTTTGATATGTCATACGATATTAACGCCAAAAAGACTATACTTGCTTATAACCATAAATTCTAAGGAGTTACATGAGGTATTCATTTACTGCGACCCGGAGGCATCGAAGGGTTCGAAATGGTACATTCGTTGCTAGTAATAAAATTAATTTAGAAAGTGAAGTTGCATGGATTATACATGAAACAGGAGCTGATAAGTTAACTACTTACGAAACACGAACAAACGCTACTAAGAATTGGCGTTGTCATACTAGTATGTAAATATAGTGGGCACCAGTGTAATGCACTGGTTGCCCATTTTCTCTCTAATGGACAAATGCCTTATTGTGTTTTATTAAAAAATGGTCGATATGTTGATGCTCGAGGTAACGTAAGACCTTGTTGCAGTTTTATGTTTAATGAACACCTTGCACCTGGTGACACTTTCGTTTATGACGCAGAATCCTTACATAATAAAATGCTTAAAGGATGGATACCAGAATGTAACCAATGCGAAAGAAACGAAAACTTTTCTGAAGTATCCAATTCATTAAGAACAATTTCAAATAGACACGAACATGATTATTATGCGAGAGATCTGCCACCAGAATTAAGTAACCAAGAAGTTGCTTCTTCTCGGCAATCACAATATGAATTAAATCAGCTTGGTTATAATTTTGTACATTTGGATGTAAGTAATCAATGTAATTTGGCTTGCAGAATGTGCGGGGTATCACAATCAACAGGCTGGAATCCAGTAAGATTATATTATAACGAGGGCGAAGAAATATACAATTGGCATAAAACACTATATCCAAAATTAAAATCAGACTTATTAAAAGCAACAGAAATAAAATTTACTGGGGGCGAACCAATGTTAATGCCAATGGTAAAAAAAATATTACGTGATGTAATTGAACATGGAAACTCGCATCAAGTAAAATTACGTATAATTACAAACGGAACGCAAATATTAACGGATGAATGGAAGGATATTTTTTCACAATTTAACAGTATTAAGATAGACATAAGTGTAGATGCATTAGGAAAACGATACGAATATATTAGGCCTAATTCAAATTGGGATATAACTAGAAATAATGTACGAGAATATGCTAATTTTTTCCAAAAACCAGTTGAGGTTACTGCTTTAAATATGAATATAAATGTTGCAGTACAAGAAGAAATGAAAGACTATTGGAAAAAGGAAAACATTGGACTTCATCTAGATTCTCCATTAGTTAGTCCAGATTATTTAACATACCGAGCATTACCTCATACATTACGAGAACGATATAATATAGAAACTGATGAAAAGTTTGAAAGAGGATTATGTGTTGAATTATATAAACAAATGGATAAACTAGATACATTTTATGATACATCATTTAAGGATGCATGTCCAGAATTTTTTGATGACAAAGTATTAAAGGAAATTAAATAGCATGGAAATAAAGCCAGAATTATTATCTTGGGCTCAAATTGATATTACTGCTAGATGCCAAGCAATGTGTTTAGATTGTGCAAGAAATATAAAAGGTGTAGAATTAAACCCAGAAATTGGTACGTCAGATACTTGGGATATGCCAATAGAAATTTTAAAAAAATTTCTATCTCTCAAAATGCTATCATCATTAGAAAGAATTAGATTTAATGGTAATTTTGGAGATTCATTGTTGCATCAAGATTTTTTTAATATTTTAAAATATGTTGTTAAGTATGCACATAAAAATTTAAAAGTTTCAATTAGTACAAATGGTGCAATGTTTGATGATGATTATTATCGAGAATTGTATAGTATTCTTAAACCATTACGTAGACATAGAGTAATTTTTGCATTAGATGGATTAGAAGATACTCATCATATTTACAGACGTGGTACTAAATTTCAAGATGTAATAGATCACGCAACTGCATTTATTAAGGCTGGTGGTAGAGCAGATTGGCAGTTTATAGAATTTGATCATAATAAACATCAATTAGAAGAAGCAAAACAATTAGCCAGAGAATTAAAGTTTGAAGATTTTCAACATCGTCATGGATCAAGAAATTTTAGTTATATTGCAAATGCAGTAAGTTCCGGAAACCCAAAAGACCAGAATTACGGTAAAGAAACAAAAAAAGAACCTAAACGTGAGCTCATAGTTAAAAATAGACAAGCATATAAAGAAATGGAAAAAAAGATTCATAAAGCCGCAGGTAAAACAATTAATGAAAAGTTAGAAGAAAAAGATATAGATAATGTTATGAATACGGTTAAAATTACTTGTTCTGCCTTGAAGAATAAAGGTTTATATTTAGAGTATGATGGTACAGTTAATATGTGTTGTTGGTTAGGTGATCAACATAAGTCTAAAGGTGAATCTCAGAGATATGAATGGAATGAAAAAATTGTTTCAAAATATGGTAATAAGTTTAATAATTTACATTATCATACATTAACTGAGATACTAAATCATGATTATTTTGTTAAGTATTTGCCCACTAGCTGGGGTAATACAATGCAAGATAAAGAGCATCCACGGTTAGAAACTTGTGCTGAAATGTGTGGTGGTTGGGGCGATTGGAATAAACAAAATTAATAAAAGAGGGATGTAGTTCAGTCTGGTTCAGAGCACTCCGTTTGGGGCGGAGGGGTCGTAGGTTCGAATCCTACTATCGAGACCAATTAAGTTTGTCGCTCTTGCGTCTATTATCTTCTTTAGTAAGATATTGCAAGTTTGGCAAGGTGTGAAAGCCGCCCTTACTAATGGGATAAATGTGATCTACTTCATATCCTTTAGGGCAGTTTGCATAGAACTCTTGTAAGGCAGAGATGTCTTCGTCTGCAGGGGTTTGCTGTTTCTGTTTAGCGTGGTAACGTTGCCACGCTTCATTGGCAATAGCACGTTTACGCTTGTATCGTTCTTCAGTCATAGGAACTTTACGGGCTTGCTGGGCGCAAGTATGCGAACAGTATAAGTTGTTGGATTGGTAGGATATGTTCTTTTCTGTTCCGCAAACTAAACAGTTGAAAGTAGGTTTGGGTCTACCACAATGCTTTACGTGCATTGCAAGTCCTTGCTTATTTTTGAATGAGTTATTACATTTTGTACAATTGTGCATATGTTTATTTATCTCAGTTTGGTAGAGCACAGGTTCGAGTCCAGTCATCCCTACCAAAATAGTCAGGGGGTAGAGCTCAAAGGTAGAGCAAATCCATGAATATGTCCTTTGTGGAATATATGGAGAACTAGATTCACTCGAGGGTGAATTGTCGGTATAAGGTTCGATTCCTTATCCCCCTACTAGAGGTATGTTTTGGAAGTCCGTGATAATAATTATAAAGATACGGACCGCTGATAAAACATGTCCTCTTTAAGGCCTGGTAAACGTGCGGCCGGGAGGGTATAGATTTAGCCGATCTATAGTGCTTTCGGGTACACTTTAACAAGAAGTTTCTATTCCAACGTGACAGGTTGGTTAACTCGTTGACAGGGACACCTTGGCCGGTGTAGTAATGGGACAGCCCCCCGAGAGAGGTAGAATATACGTTAAAGCTCTGCCTAGGCCTTTTCTTTTTATGTTCAGGGTAGCTGTAGTGGAAAATGCAATACCGAAAGGCTGGTTGATCTTCTATAGTTGCCCTGACTTCTTAACCACTAATAAAGGAGTAATAGATATGAATAATAATAAATTATTTGTTTTATCTTTTCTTATAATAGCAATCGTGGCTACTTCTGCATATGTGATAGTTACCTTTTACCTTTAAATAAATATCAATGAAAGGTAACTCATGGCAACTTATAGTATCCGTTATTGTGTTAGATGAAACTACTTACAACACGCCACTAGGTTAGTGAGCGAACTTACACAACACAGAGAATATAATTCACAAGATTTTCATTTGATCGAAGGGAAGCAAGGAGAGTTTACTTTGTGGAGAGATAATGAAAAAATATACGATAAAGGTGATAATGATTTTCCTTCTGGGAATGACATTATCCACTTGCTCTGAGAAACCAATGTACATGAAGTCGGCTAGCCATACATACATATGTAAAATGGGTTGTCAAAATTATCCTTCGTTATGGAAAGGTAAGGATAAAATTAAACTGTGGAGACCATACGAATTAAACAGGCGCAAATGAATTGGATTATAAAGACTATATAAGTTTAGATAAAATATTAAATGCACAAACTCCAGTAACACAAGAACCAATGGAATTGGTGTTTATTATTGCTCATCAAGTTACGGAATTATGGTTTAAAGTTTTAATACAAGAATTAACCTGTTTAATTGAAATACCAGCCGATCAACGTTATAACCCAACAATACAATTAGACAGAATAGTAAAAATATTTGATCATTTAATTACATTGTGGGGAGTATTAGCAACAATGACTCCGGAAGAATACGAACAGTTTAGATTTAAATTAGGAAATGCTTCTGGATTACAATCTATACAATATAAAGAAGTTAAAGTACTTTTAAATAAATTACCAACACGTTGGAATTATAAGTACAAGCACTATCTTACTAATATTGAAAATGCTTTTAAAAAATATCAGTTTTCGCATATGAAAACAGCAGAACGAATGATTGGAAACAAAGAAGGCACTGGCGGAACTACTGGTGTAGAATATCTTAAAAAGGCCGTTGATGTTCCATTATTCGATGAAATCGAACCCTATAAATGGAAAGGATGGTAATGATAATTGAAGGTAAAACAAAACGAATAGAAGTATTAGATGATCCAACCCTAGTACGGATCACAACTAAGGATTCCCTTACAGCAAACGACGCCGCTATACAAGCTGATTTGCCTGTAGCCGAAGATAAAACCTCACAAAATTGTAGTGTAATGTTTCATTTAAAAAAAGCAGGTATACCTGTTGCATATGAAACAAGAAACGACGAAACATCTTTTATTTCAAAAAATTGTAAAATGATTCCTATTGAATGTATTATGCGTAGGCGAGCATTTGGTAGTTATTTAAAAAGAGAACCAAGTAAAAAATCAGGTGAAATATTTGATCCATTACTAACAGAATTTTTTCATAAAAATGCAATAGTTGGTAATGAAATGATAACAGAAGATAAAGCACGAGAGTTATATCTACGTGATGGTAAGTGGACAGAAACAGTATATACAGATCCATTAATAGAAGTTCGGGTTGATTCGTGGATGCTTTTTCCGCCAAAAGAACCGCGATATGATATGCAACCATTAAAATATATGCGTCCAGAAGTTGATGGAGTAACTCTTGAGTACATTAGAAAAGATTTAATGATACCTTGTTTTGAAATATTGGAAAAAGCATGGAAAAAGTTTGATGTCGAATTAATTGATATGAAAATAGAAATTGGTATTGACAACGAAAAACAACTCGTTATAGCAGATGTAATAGATAATGATAGTTGGCGCATTTGGCCAAAAGGTGATCCAAAACAACAGTTAGATAAGCAAGCGTTTAGAGACGGAGACAAATTGACTGAAATACAAAAAAAATATGCAGTGGTAACAGAGTATACTAAGCAATTTTAATGTGCGGTATCATTGGAGTATACTCATTAAAGGATAAAACACGAAATGTTTATCCGTTAGTAATAAAAGGACTGTTGGACTTACAACATCGGGGACAACTCAGTGCCGGAATTACATCATATAATCCTAAAAGAAAACGAATACTTCAAACACATAAAAAGAATGGTAAAGTACATGAAGTATTTGAAATAAGCCATCGCTATAAAAGTAAAAGACTTCTAGAAGATTATAGCGGACATGCGGCAATAGGACATACACGTTATGCAACTAGTGGTGACAATGAAGACTCATTAGCACAACCATTTGAACGCCCGCATGGTCGAAAATCAAAGTGGTTTAGTTTAGCATTTAATGGTAACCTAGCCAATGTTGATAAACTAAAAGCAGGATTAGAGGATGTAGGTTATAATATGACTTACGATTCTGATACCGAAGTTATTATGCACTTTCTTAGTAGAGAAGTGCAATCACATAAGCCTTGGGAAGAACTAAACTTTGTAGACATATTTAAAAATTTATTAAAAGATTTTGATGGATCATGGAATATTGCCTTTTTAAATGCTGATGGAAAAATGGTTGCAGTTAGGGATCCCCTAGGCTTAAAGCCTATGTGTTATGGTGTTAAAGATGATATATTAGTTTTTGCATCTGAGAGTGTAGTATTATCTAACTTACAAATAGAACCAATTAATTTAAAACCAGGTGAAATGATTATTGCCGAAGATGATCATTTTGAAGTAAAGAGTTATATTGACACAACAAAAAACAGTTATTGTTTTTTTGAATGGATTTATTTTGCTCACCTAGCATCTGTAATGGATGGAGAATCTGTATATCATGTACGAGAAAACATAGGACAAGAATTAGCAAACGAAGAAACAGTAGAGTTTAACAATGATGAGTGGATAGTAGTACCTGTTCCTGATAGTTCGTATGTTGCTGGAGCAAAATATGCACGAGTAACAGGGTTACCATTTATCCAAGGGTTACTTAAAAATCATTCTGTTGGTAGAACATTTATTGATAATACCAACAGAGCGTATAATATTCAATTAAAATTTACACATTTACGAGAAGTATTACAAGGTAAAAAAATTATTCTTGTAGATGATTCTATTGTACGTGGAACTACAATGCAAGCACTGGTAAAAAATTTAAAAGATTGGAGTGGGGCAAAAGAAGTACATTTAAGAATAGGCTGTCCGCCTATTACATCACCATGTTTTTATGGTATAGATTTTCCGACTATTAACGAATTATTTGCAGGAGACAAGATACCTGATGCTAGTGAGCTTAACGCAGATAGTTTATACTATCTGTCATTACCAGGATTAATGACAGCATTAAATAAAAACGAAGAAGAATTATGTACAGCATGCCTTACATCAAAGTATCCTACTCTAGAAGGTAAAACACGATTTGAGATACAAGTTCATGAAAAATCCAGTAAACAAAATGAGCGAGCGAGCATTAACAACTAGTATCATAATTATGATTAGTATTGTTGTGATATTTGTTATATCTTTAATAATTATAGTAGCATTATGAAACAAACAGTAACAATAATTGGAAACGGAGGTCGAGAAGACTCACTTCGTTGGAAATTAAGTACCGAAGGAGTCAAAGTTGAATCAGAGGTTAGTGAGCATTTAACAATTATAGGCCCCGAAGCACCTATTGCGGAAGGACTTACAGACGAATTGGAATCAAAACTTATTCCAGTATTTGGTCCTTCAAAGTTAGCAGGACGACTGGAAACAAGCAAGTTATGGGCAAAACAATTTATGCAACGTAACGATATTCCTACTGCACATTGGGTAACGTATACACGAGATGACATAGAAGAAGTAATATTAAAAACGCATGGTTATCCGTTTGTTATTAAAGAAGACGGATTGTGTGGCGGTAAAGGAGTAGCAGTTTGCGAAACACAAACTGAAGCGAACGAAGTTGCAGGAATTTATGCTTCAAATAAATTTAATTCTCCATCAAATAAAATATTAATTGAAGATTTTATTCACGGCGAAGAAGCGAGTTGTTTTGTATTAACAGATGGGAAGTCTTATAAAGTATTACCATATTGTCAGGATCATAAACGTGTTGGAGAAGGAGACACAGGACCTAATACAGGCGGCATGGGTGCATATGCTCCGGCCCCTTTAATGACAAAAAAATTACAAAAACGAGTAGAAAAAGAAATTATAGAGCCCACAATTAAAGGAATGCAAGAAGAAGGTATTCCATATAAGGGTGTATTATATATTGGATTAATGATTTGCGATGGAGATCCATATGTTATAGAATATAATGTACGGTTTGGAGATCCTGAATGTCAAGTATTAATGATGTTAATGAAGAGTGAGTTACTTCCGTATTTAGAAGCCGTTGCATTTGAAATATTAGATACATTACCTGATCCTGAATTTCATAAAGGGTCTGCAATGACAGTTGTTATGTGTTCAGAAGGATATCCAGGTGAATATAAAAAAGGATTTGAAATAGATTTGTGGGGTCATCATAATTTTCAACCACAATTACATACGCAAGTGTTTCATGCAGGTGTCAAATATGATGGCGATAATTATATTACTGATGGCGGACGAGTATTAAGTGTATCAGCAAGAGGAAAAACATTACAGGAAGCAAGAGATAGAGCATACGAACTAGCCGAAAAAATAAGTTGGGAAGGTAGTTTTTATCGAAAAGATATAGGGCATAGAGCATTATGACAGTAGCAGTAATAGATTTTGGAGCAAAATATACACATAGTCCAGTGGCGGTAATAGATTTTGGTGCCCAATATACACAACTTATTGCTAGAAGGGTTAGAGAGCAAAATGTTTATTCTGAAGTTTTTCCACCTAATGTTAAAGCAAACGAATTAAAACATGCTAAAGCAATAATTTTATCAGGTAGCAGATCGGGTGTATATGAAATAGAAGCTCCACAATTAGATCCAGACATTTTAAACTTAGGGGTTCCTGTTCTTGGTATATGTTATGGTTTACAAGCAATAGTACATAATGCTGGAGGTAGAATTATTCGTGGAACTGGAGAATATGGAAACGCAGACATTTATGCAGAAAAAAATTCTCCGTTATTTGATAATTTAATAGATTATATTAGTGGAGCACAAGTATGGATGAGCCATGCTGATGAAATTGTATCTCTTCCAGAAACGTTTGATGTTATTGCAAGATCATCTAACAATGTTATTGCGGCAGTTAAACATAAAGAAAAACCTATTTACGGAGTACAGTTCCATCCAGAAGTAATTCATTCACTTATTGGAAAGGATGTATTTAAAAACTTTTTATTTAAAGTTGCACATTGTGAAAAGGATTGGATTTCAAAATATATTATTGAAGATGCAATTAAGTCTATTAGGGAGCAAGTCGGAGACGGTGAAGTTGTTACAGCAATTAGTGGAGGAGTCGACTCGGCAGTAGTAGGAACGTTACTACATAAAGCAATAGGTAACCAGTCAAAATGTATTTTTATTGAAAATGGTCTTCTTCGAAAAAACGAAGGTGATAAAATAATGGATGCATTAAAAAGTTTAGGATTACATGTCGAAAGACATTATTTTGCAGACCAGTTTTGGTCGGTTCTTAAGGGAATCACTGATCCTGAAACAAAACGAAAAATAATTGGAAGGGAATTTATTAGATGTTTCGAGAAAGTTGCTGGAGAAGCAAAATTTTTAGCACAAGGCACATTGTATCCGGATGTAATAGAATCAGGTGCAGGTACAGCGGCAACAATTAAATCACATCATAATGTAGGTGGGTTACCTGACGATATGGATTTTACTTTAATTGAACCAGTTAGAAATTTATTTAAAGATGAAGTTAGATTATTAGGAAAAGAATTGGGGTTACCAGATACTGTTTTAAACCGACAACCATTCCCCGGGCCGGGATTAGCAGTAAGAATATTAGGAGAGGTAACACACGAAAGATTACAAATATTAAGAGAAGCAGATCATGTGTTTTTAAATACATTAGGTGAACATAAAGATATTTGGCAAGCATTTGCAGTATTAATACCTAATAAAACTGTTGGAGTAATGGGGGATACTAGAACATATGAAAATATTATTGCATTACGAGTAGTTTCAAGCGAAGATGGAATGACAGCAGATTGGTATGATATACCGCATGATATACTTAAAAAATGTTCTACTGAAATTATTAACAACGTTAAAGGCGTTAACAGGGTTGTATATGATATAACTTCTAAACCACCAGGGACAATAGAATGGGAATAGACTTTGTTGCCTTATTCATTTGGACGTATGGACTCCCGTCTATTCTAATTTATGCTTGGATACAGTCATTATGAAAATAGCATTAATAATAGGAATAATTCTACTTCTTAGTAGTTGCTCA